CAGAGGACTGGTCTGTTAGGTTGCGGATTTCACTTAATTGTGAGTCCGTTACTGTCATAGATTGGTCCTTCGGCTCTCAGATCGTGTTTTAGGCGGTAAGGACAACCTCTTATTGAGGTTCGTCTTGTCCTTCTCTCATCGAGGCTCTTGGCTCGTACTACCGAGTCGACATTATGTCGAGTCTCAGGGACTTGTTATGACTACTAAAACCTCCATCACACCGTTCTACTATAAGCGTATAGGGAAAAGCTGGACTGATTCTCAGGGCGAACCCCTCAATTGGTCGTTGATGCAGCAGACTCATGGTCAGCTGACATCATCGGTTTCAACTGGGGATAATAACACTGAGTTTCGCCAACGTATTCCTGCCCTTAAAAGTGCCACGACTGTGATGTCTGGGATAAAGAAGACGTCTTCCCTTTCGAATGATGGGTATGCCTATTGTAAGATATACAATACCATATCTAAACAGTTCGAATACGGGGCCCTGTCTGGTCCATTGGTCGATCTGACCTTGATCAATTCACAGGATCCGTCTAACTTTGTCATAACTTCTGTCCAAAACGAGGTCATCCAGGATATTAACTCAAAAATCCGACAAGCCACGAAATCCTTACAAGGACTAGTGTCTCTCGGAGAGATGGGTGAAACTGTCCGGATGCTTAACGGTTTGGGGAAGGCCCTTTTTGGGAGATCCGAGCATTATCTACGTGATCTATCAAAGATTGCTAGACATCTCACTCCTCGAAATTTGGCTAGAACCGTTAGTGAAAAGTGGTTGGAGTATCGCTTTGGGGTCCGCCCTCTTGTTTCTGATATAGGCGCCTTCGTTGACGCCTGTTATCAGTCCAGGTACGGTAGACCTCCGCACATTCTTATCCGTTCTCAACGTTCATCGCCGCAAAAGAATGCGACGACAACTTCGACACGGAATGAGGCTGCGCACGTGATTGTTACGACTGCTGAAAAGCAGTTTAACTACGGTTTCCGGCTGTATGGATGCGTCGGTTTGTCCGATAACATTATACCGCCATTCCGCAATGAGTTTGGGCTGACTCTTGATGAGTTCGCCCCGACATTGTGGGAATTGATACCGTTCTCCTTCCTCGCCGATTACGCCTCTAACATTGGCGCAATCATTGACGCCTACTCCTTAAACAAGAGTCAGTTGCGGTGGTTGAACAGCGGCGAACTTCAGGAGCACACTTGTGTGCTCACTTCGACAGTTCGTCCTGGTTTCAATTCCGCTCGTCGACTTGTCGACAGCGTCTATCACCCTAGTAGTCCCCTCAAACGCACCTGGCGTGTTGTGAAGAGGAATATTAGTAGCGCTGGCTCCCTGATTCCATCTCTGGAATTTCGGATTCCTGGCTCTACTACCCAATGGTTGAATATTGGGGCCCTTGCACATTTACATGCGGATGCATCCTCACGGCTCCGTGGGCGTCTTCGCCTATAGGGCTTAACCTGTTAACCTGGAGTTCTTCCATGACATGGTCTCCCGATAGTTCTACTACCGGTGCTACAGTGACTGGCCTTACTTCGCCAACTTACACGTTGGTGGATGATGTCGCTCCTGTCGTAAATGCTAAGCAGAAGACAGTGAGTGCCTTAGGTGGTACTCAAGGTACTGCTACAGCAAATACGGCTTCGCGCCCTTTCACAGCCACGTTTTATCGTCCATCGGCAATCAAGCCGATTCCGACGCCAAACCCTGTGACTGGTCTCCGCGGGCAGATTCCGAACAATCAGTATAAGCTGATCGTCCGTAAGGGCGGTTTTGCTGCTGCTGATGTTCCGGTGACAGCCATCGCTCGTTTGACGATCGATGTCCCTGCCGGAATGGATACCTATAACGGCGATGAGATCCGGGCTTTAGTGTCGTTCCTTGTCGGCATCCTCAATGAAGAGAGTGCTGACCTGGCCGATACACTACTGACCGGCGTTCTCTAGTGTACCATGGGTACACAGCGGCGTTCTCAGCCGCGTCGTCGACGTAGGGGGATTGCTTTAACTGTCTCTACAGTTCTGCTTCTCCTCCTGTTCACTCTTCTTCCTGAAGAGTACCGTGCTATTCTAAGATTTCTTCTTGGTTTATAGCATGTTATAGTTAATCCAGAGAGCAATATCTTTATGGCAATCAGTCCTGAAGAGGTAGTTCACCTCCTCGATTTAGACCTAGCTGAACAAGGTTTCGAGAAATTCGATTCCTTTTGGCCAGGAATGACCATCCAACAGGCTGCTGCTGTCAGTATTAGGCGTTCGATCGTTTCCAAATGGAAACTTAAGAACTCTGATACCGCTGATAAAGCGGCTTTAGAGAAATTCCTTGCACAGAACAAGAAGTGCTCGGAATGGTCATTACCGTGTCCGGACCAAACCGACACACGAACCGAAATGCTCATAAACGGCTTTAAGACCGCCGTCTGGGACTTTTGGTTGCGCGAAGGAATGCCGCTTGTTGATCACCCTTATGATCTTATCTCTCATGGTAAGATCGGTCCGGGTGCCAATATTGGGGCTCACGGTGGCGACTTCTATACGAAGTTCTTCTCCTCTCCTTTGACGTGTACATCTGAATCGCTGTACAATTGGTACAGGCGCTATATCGCTAACTTCCCTGAATGGAGTAACGCGGAGAATATCCGATTACAACATTTCGGCGGAGCGCGGGTAGTGTCAGGATCTCGTCTTAGTTTTGTGCCTAAGAACGATAAGATCTCTAGGTGCATTTGTGTTGAACCTACGTTGAATACATACTTTCAACTTGGGTTTGCACATCACCTCGAAAGCCGACTACGACAGAGATTTGGCATCTCTATTCGTGATCAGCAATTTAAAAATAGAGATCTTGCCCGACTGGGTTCCATCACTGATAGTCTGGTCACTCTTGACCTTTCTTCAGCGTCGGATAGTGTTTCCTTGCGGATGGTTCGTCAACTTTTTCCTGCAGACTTTGTCCGCTGGTTAGAGATGATGCGCTGTCCTACCGTGGAGATACCAAAGTTGGGGACAGTTGAATTGCACATGCTCTCTTCCATGGGGAATGGTTATACCTTCCCTCTGGAGACCATGATCTTTGCAGCTGTCGTCAGTGCCTGTGCGAACTTTAGGGGAATACCCTTAGGCCCGAGCAGGTCAGGGAATATTTGGGGTGTCTTCGGGGATGACATTATATGTCCCGAGATTTTATCTCGGGATGTCATCTTCCTTCTGGACATCCTTGGTTTCTCTGTTAATACTGACAAGTCCTTTGTCAAAGGACCGTTCCGTGAGTCGTGTGGTGCCGATTTCTATTTAGGCTCCGATATAAGAGGAGTCTATCTAAAGGATCTAAGCACTATGCCCTCACGATACTCTGCAATAAACCAACTTCTCCGGTTTCAGACAAAGACCGGTATAGCTCTCAGGAGGCTCGTAGAATTTCTTCTCACGAAAGTTGAGAAGCTCTTCGTTCCTCCCTGGGAGAATAAGGACTCGGGAATCCATGGAAGTTCCTCTTTAAGACCTAAAAAGCGTGATAAGGATACTCAATCCGCGGTTTATTACCGCTATGAGCCTCTCCTTCCACGTATTCGGGTCCTGGAGACTTCTTTTGTCGTTCCGCGAGGCCAGAGGCGGCGGGTCTACAACCTTAGTGGGTTGTTGATCAGCTTCTTGCAGGGATCGGTTAACTGCGCATCGATTGGTTTCAGAACTGAAACTAACCGTTATCGCAGGAAACGCCGCATCTCACCTTATTGGGTGCCGTGCGTTATTCCGGCCCGTGATCATGATGATTACGGGCTGGATTGGGGACGGGGG